GCTGCATTTGAAAAATCGTTTGCTAATTTCTTAACCTCAACAATTAAATCGTTAGTTGGTAAGGTTTCCATTTTTGCTGTTGCTGTTGCTTTGAATTGTTCAGTTGTCATTGTGTAAGTGTTTAAGAGTTTGATGCAGCAAACATACAACTCTTTTTTGATTCTGCAAACTTTTTCTAAATTATTTTAAAAATATTTTTTCTTACTGCATCTTTAGCCCCATCGAGGCGCGTGTTACTGTTGAGGTTTTAGGTTGTTTATCGGTGTCGCGTTTATTCCATGTTACCAACCTTCGCCCAGTATCCCAAGCGTCTTGAGAGGTTAAACGTATTTTACCGTTTGCAAGCGGCTCAGTCCAATAGTTAAAAAAAGCGTTTAGAAGTTCCTTAGGGTATCTATCCTTGTAAGGTGTCATTGCTTCAATCAAATCTTGCTCGCTCCACTTTTTAAAGTTAGCGTTAGCGTTATCTTTATTTTTATCCTTCTCTTTATCCTTATCCTTATAGGCTTCCGTTTCGCTTTTAACTCGCTTCGGTTTCGCTTCGGTTTCGCTTTCGATTCGCTTCGATTTCGGTTTACTTCCGTTTATGTAATTTGTATTTCCTTTAGTTAAAACAGGCTCAAAAGCAATAAATAAAGCCTTTGCCAAACCGCTTAACTCGGGTAGCTTAAAATCGAGTGAATAAAGAAAAATCGCATCATATAATTCAAGCCTCGCAGCTTCAGGTAGCTCTCTCATTGCTTCATACATTGAGCGATAAAATATACAAGTATCTCGCTTATCCATATTAAAAAAAATACCCTTTGATGGCTGCGGTAGGACAGGCGCGGATTTTACTCTTTGCCTCGCAGCCCCCAAAGGGCTTTAAATGTTTTTTATTCATTCGGTGTCCTACTTCCGAACGCTTAAAGATACAAAAATTATTGATTCAAATACTTTTCAATCGTTTCAATGCACTCATCTAACCCCGAGCAAAACAATGCCTCGAAACCAGCGTTTTTAAGCCGCGTAATGACTTCAAATTGTTCGGTAAGGTGTTCATCTTGCTTTAGCGTTCCATCGCGTTTAAACGGCTTAAAATCGCCTTTTTTTATTTCAATGAATAAACCGCTAAAGTTTCCACGCGGCGCAGCGATAAATAAATCGGGATAACCTCGGTGCGGGTTCATGCTTTTATGTACTCTCGCTTGCCCCATACTCATTTTAGTACCAGCGCTAAAGTCAAACCTAAAAAGTATTTCGGGGTGCTTTAAACTCATGTAACGAGCAATCGCAGAATAAATATCGCTTTCGCGTGGCGGGCGGCGTTTCATCGCTTGTAAATACTATTACAAACTATCATGTATTCTACGCGCCCCTTTAGTTCGGTTGTTTCGTCGTAAAGGTCTATTAATATACTTCGGTTGTTTTCGTGGTCATTAAACACCTTACGATACTTAAAACAGCATTCGAGGTATTCGAAGCCGCAGGACAAAAGGTAGGCGGCTACATTTTTGTAGGTATGTCCTATAAACTCTGTGAGGTCGCCGAGGTCGTTAGCGTATGTAAGTGCCTCTTTCGATGATTTGCGCATTAAGTAAATTTATTAAGTCAGTTCGTTCAACTTTTAAAAGTATTGCAATCGTACTCGCTGGTATCGTTCCTTTATGCAGCCACCAAAACTCGGCGCATTTAGTTAACTTTTTTTGATACCCGACACCCGTTTCGGGCATCCATTTAATAAGCCTATCCAGTTGAGTAATTAGCTTTAGGTAATCAAATTTCGTTTGTTTAACACGTTCCTTCATGGTTCAGGTAGTTAATGATTAAATCCGTTGCGCTTGCTATTTCAGCCTCGTTATGGCGGTACAAATACAAGTCGCTAAACTTACCCGACTTTTTAACCTTTGGCGGCACTCCGATATAGTAAAACTGCCGAGGGTCGAAACCCATTAAAAGCGAATACCAAACCGCCTGAAGGTGGTTACAATGTGCTACCATATCGGCTGCGAATGCTTTTATATTTTTTGCGCTCGTTGTTTTAACGTCTGCAATGATACCGCGCTCTAACCAACACAAGTCCATCATTCCTTTGCCTTCGACCGTTATGCCGCCAACTGTTACCGTGTTTAGGGTAATGTATTCGTGCTGCGATTTGTCGAATAGTTCGCCTAACATTTCAACCGCGTGAATCGCATTATAAACGTTCTGCGTGTTTGGCGGCATACTTTCAAACGGTTGCTCAAGTAAATCGAAATGGAACGCCGCGCCCTCGGTTAGCGCCTTTTGTGCGTAGCTTATGTCGCCCGTGTAAAATCGTTTGATACGGCTTGCGCTAATTGCTGGGTGTTTAATGTATTCGTCGCGTGTCATTTTTCGTAATGGTATTGATAATACTCTTCTGCTTTGTTATGAAATTGATTTGGAAATACTGGATTAAAGTAGCTTCCTTCTCCAAAAGCATATTTTATATGCTCCTTCTCCATTGCTTTGGCTTGTTCAAATACATCAAGTACATTTACAAATGGTAGTTTTCTTAACTCAGACTCCAACCACTCAACTGCTGTTTGTCTATTCTCCATAGGTTTCGGTGTAATATTGTTCGGCATCTTCATCTGAGCAAGGATGCCTATCTGATTTGTAAGCATCAATTATTTGCTCCTTCTCCATTGCTTTGGCTGTTATAAACGCCTCGGTTATTACTGCACCGAAATCGATAGTCGGCACATCTTCTTCGTGGTATTTAACAAAAACGTCCATGACTTTGTTATATAAATAATCTGTTACAGTTTGCCTTTTCATTGTTTAAATTGTTCGATTTGTTCAAGTGAAATAAATATCTGAAGCTCGAAACCTTGCTTTGCAAATAAAAGAAATTTGCCGTTTTCGAGTATGTACTCACGCGGTACGTTCCAACTTGCGTAATCGTCAACGATTCGCACAGTATCGAAGCGTGTAGCGTCAGCGATTAACTTATGATTTAAGCCGTATGCGTTGCCCTTGTTTAACAAGTGCTTTGCTCGTTTGCGCTTAATGGTTAGCGTTCGTGTTGGCATATCTATTTCGCCTACTTTTCGCTCGCGTGTTTGATTCGCTAACCGAATCGATAGCCGCAGGGTGTTACCCCCACGGCGTACGATTATGCCATTGCCGAAGCTATCTTCGACTAAAGCGGTGTTATCGTCTATTCTCATTAGTATCTTAGATTAACTTTACTACGACGGCGATAATTATAAATTTCCTCAATTAAGGCAATATAATGCTCCTTATCTGAACAATTGGTTAAAGCACTTGGATATAATTTAACCTTACTTATAAATTCGTCGAAATCAAATTCTGCCTTTTCGAATAGTTCAAGCATCGCATAAACAAAAGACTTGCGTAAAAATCCATCGTACAACTCTTTAAGACTCCAAATTCGTGCGCCATATTCGCACGCTTGTTGCCAATGTGTTACTTTATATTCGCCCAGTTTAAATTTATTATGTAAGTAGCCACCGCCTGCAATTTCTCCGCAAAGCATAGCCATGCATTCAGAGTGTCCGAACTTAAACTTATCCTTAAAGCGTTTATACTGCAAATAATCTTTAACACCTAAATCGCAATAACCCGTTAAATAATCGTCCGAGTTCCAAATCTTTGAATTTTGGTTTAAAATATGTACTTCGTCCAAACCATATCCCTCGCAAATTATATAATTAACTGGTATATTAAGGTCTTTAGCGGCTTCGAATCGGTGCTGCCCGTCTATTATCTCATAACGCTCATTAACAGTTATAACTGTAAAGAGATAGTTTTTTTCGATTGATTCTTTTAAGCGTTTTAAATGCAATTGATTTAAAAGGCGGTTGCCGTCAATAGGCTTAAATAACGAATAGTTATTTGTCGTATAGATAGTATTCGTTTTCATCGTATTACTTGCGTTTTGTGTTCATATAATTCAACCCCTTCGATACTATCAACGCCTAACTCCTTCATTGCTTTGGGCAAGCCGTTTAATAAATCTTCGGGCTTCAGGTTGTTAAATGCGAATTGAACCGAAAGAACTTTTACCCAGTTAACCTCTCCGTTAACACGCGCCTTAATCGTGCTGCGTATGTTTTTCGTTTGGGTATTTTCTACTGTGGTGGCGTATAACTTATCGGTAAACGCTGCAATAATATCGCTAACCGCTTCGGCTTCCTTCATGCTTTGAGCAGCTTCGGCTATTAACTTCGCTTCGGCGGCTTCTTGTTCGGATTCGAGTCGTTCGTGATATTCTACCATTCGCTTTTTAGCATCCTCAATAAAATCGAGTAGCGGTTCGGTGGCATCCTTTTCGAGCCTCATAAGTTCTTTTTTAAACGAATCGAGCGGTGTGGTTACTTCTTTACGGGCGGCTTCGATTGCCTTAACCGCATCGCTTACGTCTTTAACAGCGGCGTTCATTGCGGTGTATTCGCTAACGTTTTGAATTGAGAGCGCTTCGCCGCCGCCCGTGTTGCGTGCTACTATCGATTGAGCGTTTAAGGTTTGAGGCGAATTTATCGCGTGGTATATTTTTTCGATTGGTATTTGTACCTTTGCAAGTGTGTTCATGTATGTTTATTTATTTGGTAAGTTAGAGGGCGGCGCTTTGCCGCCCTTTATCATTTAATCCCACGGCAAGTCGTTAGCCGCTTTTTGCCCGAAAATATCGTCGATGTCAGGTAGGTCTTCAAAGTTCTGAGGTGGCTGCGTTTTAGGTGTAAAATCGTTTTTAAAACTTGCCGTTGTCATTGCTTTGTATTCGTCCGATTCTTTTATTTTATCCTGTAAAAACTCGGGTAGCTTAGCGAATACTTCTTGTTCGTGCGCGGTCGGGGTGTAGGTAAATGCCTCGTTAATCGGCGCGGGGCATTCGTAACCCTTCATAAGCGGCGCGAAGCTGATAATGTTTGCATAGGTGTTCTCGCCTTTGGTAACGTGCGCAATGTTTACCATGCACGTTTTACCGAGCATCTTAAAAATATCGAGCTTTGAGGCTTCGCCGTCGGTTAACTTTTTACCAAGCCACGCTGAAACATCGCGGCGTAATAAAGCCTTTTCGTTCATCGATAGCGTGTAAATACTGCGAACGTAGTACGGCTGTTCGCCTTTGCTTTCATCGAATACAGCCTTTTCGGTTGGCAGCTCGAATAAGAATTGAACTTTGCGTTTTTTGCCTGCATAAATACCGCCTTGTTCGGTCGTGCCGAGGTCGATAATTTGATAGCAGCGCGCAGGGTATGAGCCTTCGGGTGCGATTTGGCGGTTTGCCGTTCCGCCTACGGGTGCTGTTAAAGCCATTTTAAAAAGTATTAAAGGGTTAAAATTAAAGATTCTCAGATTCGAACGAGTGTACTAAGTTGCGGTTAATACCGTCAATGACCTCGATAAATAGTTCGCTAAATTTGTTGCGCTCAAGCGGTTCAAATAGTCGATGTTCAACTGGCACGCCTTCGACTTGCTCGCGGTGAAACTTGCGCGATAAGTTTGCTGCGCCTGAATCGCAGCGCGTATAAATTCCTTTCATGCAGCCATCGTTTACAAGCATTGTCATAACGCCGCTAAGATGGTCGTACAAATAAAATTCTGTGTTTTGGTAATTGCGGAAAATGGTAACTGTGTCCATGTGTATGATTGTTTAAAGGTTTAAAATTGTTCGTCGATTCCAAGTATTTGAGCAAAGGTCATAGACTCGCCGTCCTCATCCTCAATCCATGCAGATAGGCTTGCTTTGTCCTTTTTGCCAAGCCTCTTAAATGCGTCTTGAAAATCGTGCGCTTTGATGTTAAAACACCCTAATCCAAATTCGGTAGTTTTCCAAATTGTGAATTTTTTTAGTTGTGCTTTCATTGTGTAAGTGTTTAAAAGTTTAAAAAGAAAGGGCGGTTATTAGCCGCCCGTGAGGGTTATTATTTGAATGTTATCTCATTTAGTCCTTGACCATAAAAAAATTCAAAGCGAGCGATTTCTTTAGAGCCTTGTGTTATTGTTGCCCATAAAGGTTGATTTGTTGGGCGGTATTCGTATTGTTTTGCCAATTTCATTTCAATGAAATCAGGGCTTACATTAAGTTCTGTAGAAACTTGGTTGAAGCAGTAGCTTCCTTCGAATAAACTAATTGTTGTTTTCATGGTGTAAATTTTTGAGTGTGTAATTGTTTAACACTGCAAACATACAACCTTTATTTGATTCTGCAATACCTTTACAAAAATAAATGCAAAATAATTTATAAATTGCTGATTTACAACGCGCCTAATTTTGCGCCCGTGCGATACCGAAACCGATAAGCGCCCCGAAACCGACCTTCGCCGCCGTTGTTTCGTACCATTTTTTGCGCGGTTGCTCTATTACATAGCTTCGCAGCCCTTCGGCTACCATGTTCGGGTTATCGATTGCAACCCTTACCACGCTTTCACGCTTACGAAACGGGAAAACGCCGCGTAAAGTGTCGCCAATGCCTACCGAAATAGTTGCGGGTATGCTTAAGCTATCGATTTGAAGGTAGCCGAGGCGGTTAATTTTGCCCGTAATACTAAACCAGCGCTCAAACTTTTGAAATTCACGCGGCAAAACAAGCGCGGGTACGGTGTCATGTATATAAATTGGGTCGCCTAACTCTATTTTAGTCTTAAAAACGGTGCGCGTAACGACCTCAACCGCCGCTTTTGGCTTATCGATTCGCAGTTTTTCGGTTAAGTCCTTAAGTTCTGTGATTTGTTGCGCCTGCGTGTATATCGTTAACGAATCGTTTAGGTGCGTTTTAACGAACTTTTGTTCGCTTAGTGTGGTTTGCGCTTGTTCATGGCACGAACGCACGAATAAGAGGCTTAAAACGGCTAAAAAGAGCAGCCTTTCAAGCCAAACGTAACTCAGCGATGTATTTTTCGATTCTTTCACGGCATTTTACGTTTTCGTTTAGTATTGCTTTTGCAACGTTGGGCGGCATTTCGCGTTCAGTTAGATAAATCCTTAGAACTTTAATTAGCCGCTTATCAATTTGCTTATTATTCATATTTGACGTGTTGCTTTTTTAACTAATACCCTTACGGCTTCGTCCAAATTTACAACCGATTCTTCTAACATTCGCAAAAGGTCGGCGCGTTCGCTTTCTGAAATTGCTTTATTCGTGCTTATCAACTTAACCAAACCGCTAACCGAGGTTAAAGGTTGCCGTAACTCATGTGAAAGCATAAATCGAAATTCCTCAAGTAATACCCGCTGGCGTTCGTGTTCGTGCGCGCTTATGCTGGTTACATCAACAAGCTGAAAGCCGATAAAATGCACCGCGCCCATAATTGTATAAATATTCCAAACGTTAAAACGCTCAGATAAATTTTTTTGCTTGGTTCGGGCGTAAACTCTCGAGGGTTCGGGTTGTTTGTGCTTAGCCCTTTTAACGGCTTCTATTAACGTTTCTTTGTCCTCGGGGCTGCTAACTATGTCAACGATGTTTTTCGGCTTAATGTGGCTCGCGTAATGCTTAAAAAGTTCGTTTGCGCTTACTATCGTACCGTCCGTTTCGGTAACAACGTAAAAAAGGTCTAAAGAATTTTCTAAAATGTAAACGGTAGACACATTGCAAAAATATGCAATAGTGTTAAATTATACTAAATGTTTATACGTTTCTTAAATCAGTAAAAAGCGAGCGCCACGCAGCACCGCACCCGATTAAATACTTTGCCGAAAGCCAAAGGGTAAAACTAAAAACAACTCCGTTTAAAAGTATATCGTAATTCATAGGCGTTTCAAAATCTTGGGCATTTCTTACGGGTTGACTTTTGAGCGTGTAGGCTGTTGGCTGTGGGTATAATGACAAATCGCAGGGGGTAAGTGTATCGAACGCGGTTAAAACTACTTCGGGCTTTGGATGAACATAAGCCCCCGAAATAATAGCCTCGTACGATTCTTTGTTCGCATTCACGAAAGTAGTGTCGACCTCATAGCTCATGGTGTCTACATTCACCTTGTTATGGCGTGCAATCTTGACGGTATCTCTACGAATCTGCTGCATCGTCTTTGGCTTTTGGAATGTACCCAGCGGCGATTAGCGTTGCTACAATTGCCGCAAGGGTTTCGGTTGAAATCACTTTAAAGATTAGCAAAAAGATTGAAACTAAAATCATAAGGCTTCCTATTGTGCTACGCCAATGCTTGACAATTATGTCTATGATTCGCCTTGGTTTGGTAGCACGTTTTCGCATGAGTTAAAATACGCGAAAGCAGTGCGAGCGTTGGGGCAATTGCGACCTAAACTTTACAAAGTGAGAAATAGAGATTCGCCTCTTCGCGTCTGCGATTGGTTAGCCCTGCAAGCACCTTGCCGCCTGCCTTGTTCCATCTTAGGAACTCATCGAGTATGCTTGGGTCTGCGTGGTTCGCTTTGGCTTTCTTGAGCAGCGTGGATTTGATTAATGCGCCCGTCCCGACATTGTAGGCAAAGCACACCAACGCATCGAACTGGCATTGGTTTATATTCGGTAGGTGCTTATTTACCGCCGCTTCAAATGGCTCAAGCGTGGCAAGTAGCAATTGCGTTGCTTCCTTTTCGCTTGCGAGCTTTTCGCCTAAAATTACTTTCTTGCCGTTCGGATAGCGTGTCGAGCCGTAGCCTATGGTAACTACGGAAGCTGGGCATAGGTAACTCGTAAGCCGCAAGCCCTCATACTTCTTGATTAGGTTAAGACCAAGTAGCGAGGTGCTGCGCATTTAGATGATAACGTATTGAACGGTAATGGTAAAGTAAGCCAAAACCACCGAACTATTGGTATTTAAAGTGATATAAATATCACCAGCATTCCCAATAGTACCGTCATCGCTGCGTACATCAAATGTAGAAACCTCATCATTTCCAGTGCATACGCCATACGCTTGTTTTAAACCAGTAAATGCAGAGGCAATTGGAATAGATAAATTGAAAGTAATATTTGTAGAGGCTACATCCATTGTTATTTCAATAGGAATTGTAAAGGTTACAACATTGCCTACTCGGCTATAAATACCCTCATAATTAGTTGCATCAACTGTGCCGCCTGTTTCATTCGCTACTGTTGCTGAATATGTACCACTATCAAGCTGAGGCATTCCCGAATAAATATCTTGCACCTCAATTTGGCTGCTTGTGTTGGTGCTTGTATCAACGATGTATAAAATATCATCGCTTGCTGCCGTGCCTAACGTGCTTAAATCGGTTACTTTAACGCCTGCCATAGTTGGTTGTTTTAGTTGCGCTAATTTACAAATTATTAAGATACGTTAAGGCATCTTCTGAATTATCAAATTGTTGGTTGTTGAATGTGGTGCTTGTGGTTGCAAAGCAATACACGCCTGCCTCACAACTAATGTGCAGGCTTTGGCTATCCACTATCTCCCAATTTGGAGCGATTAGTTGCGCATCGATTTCGCCATCTGCAACGGATGAAAAAAATTGTACCGATGTTTGTGTGATGTTTACGTTTATCATAGCTTTTCGATTAAGTAGAATGAGCCTGCGTTCGTATCAGTAGAGCCACTATTTTGAACCGCAAAAACTAAATACTGGTCAACAGTCCAATTTACAATAACTGATATAATTGAATTAAATAAACCGTAATCACTTGCGTTTGTAGTAAACGAAGTAGAAAAAATCTCTGTATTAACAGTGCTTGATTTTATAACTAAGTGTCGTAGCATTTGATTTGTTGTAAACGAAATTGCACCTGCGTTTGTAAATATGCCTAATAGAACTGGTGAGCCACTTAAGTTTGCCGTAGTGTTCGCATATATCCTTAAGGTTTGAGTTCCATTTCCACCCACTTTTTTGGTTCTATAATTAACTCGAATAATATCACCAGCAGCAAATGTATTGGCAGTAATTAACTGCGTATAGGCTACATTGTTTGAATTATTTGTAAATGATGCACTATTTACAGTCGACTTATATATCAATGGCAAGGTCGGGAAGGTTGCAAGCGTTCCATCGCCTCGCACATATTCGGATGTCGTGCCGCTTGGCGTGTTAAACTTGCCGTTGAAGGTACTCCAATCGGCTGTGCTTAATGCACCTCTGTTGCTTGCGCTTGCAGTTGGTAAGTTGAAAGTATGGGTATCGGTTGCCGATGTAATACCGAAATCCGTTCCACTTGTACCCGTTGCAAAGTTTTGTACTTGCGCGGTCAATCCGTTCAAAGCGTTTATCCCTGTGGTGAAGGTTGTGATTACTTGGCAGAGGTTATTATCCTCAGTGTGCAGCGTAATGTTACGCCCCGATGTAGTTACGAAAATGCGTATTGCGAGCCTATCAGTTGCAGCCAATACTGTCGAAGGTACTGCAAGCGCACTAACGTACAAATCGACCACCGTGCCGCCCGTAATCGCTTCGGGATTTGTTGCCCCTGAAGATATGAGCGTAAAGGTTGCGCCATCGTACTTATAAAGCTCAATGTAAAAGCTCGGATTACCACCGCCACTCGATGCGTTAAAATAGGTCTCGAAGTTCCAATTGCCTGAAGGGATTGCCAAAAGGCTTGGGTCGCCTGCATCCGTTATGAATTGAGCGATATAGCCATTGCCTTGCGCGTTTGTGCGTGTAAAGTCCGTGCCAGCTCCGAGAACTGGAGTGCGGCTCATTTGAAAGTAAGCATTGCCTCCAATCGTGCCCTGACTTATTGACCCGTTGAGATAATAGTTAACCGATGCGCCACCGCCACCACCCAATGGGAAGTTAGCTAAAGAACCATCGCCACGCACGTACTGGCTTACAACTCCGTTCGCAGTTATGTCAATGCTTGGCGTAGTGTTTGGGTTAGGTACTGCAACGCTGAATGCTGGGTTTGTCGGGTTAGGTACTGTTGCTGAAACCGATGTAACCGTGCCATTTGTAAGCGTTGGGAATGGCTGAGGCGCGCCCGTGCCATCCAAGTAATCCGCACTTGTCCCTGTTGGTGTATCGAACTTGCCATCGAAGGTGTTCCAATCAGCCGAACTAAGATACCCATCGCTAATCGCCGAGGCTTGACTTATACTTATGTCTGGCGTAGTGCCACCACTTGAGGAAATTGGCGCGGTTGCGGTTACATCCTCTACAATGGTGGCAGGCAAAACTGGAATCGTAGGCTTATTTAATATTTCAGCTACACCGCTTACCGCGTTCCAATCGGAATTAACTTGCGCGGCTGGAATCGTCGGCTTATTCAATATTTGATTATTGCCGCTTGTTGCGTTCCAATCTGAGGGCTGTTGTACCGTTGGAAATCCTGCGCCAAGATTAACCCAATAGCTTGTATTAGTTGGCAATATTGAATCGTTCGCAGCGATGCAGCGATAAACGTTGCCATTATACCAAACGATGTTTCCAATCGCATAAGCGTTACCCGTTGCGCTTAAATGGTCGGTCGTAAACGGCAAGGCTATTAAAGCACCGCCACCACCACCGCCACCAATTGCGATTAACGGGTCGTCGGGCGTTCCGTTTCCGATTATTGTAACGCCGTCAACAGCAACCTCGGTTAAGCAAGGGTTACACGGCAAAAAGTCGGGCGGTAACGGCAGGTCGCCCGTATTGCAAATATCATAACAAGTATCTTCCGAGCCGCTTACTATTTCAACCTCAACATCGATTACAACGGTTGCAAATTCGAAATTAGGCGGTAAGGTTTTGTCGCCCACCGTATACCCGTTCGGGATTACTTCGTAGCTTACAACGTCGATAATATCTTTAAAACCATAATCGCGACCGCTTACCAACTTAAAAACGCGCGAGGCTACCCAGTCGCCCGCATCTTCGCTATCGCATGGTAAATTGTTTTTACGAACTACGGCATAAGCTGAAAGGTTAAATTTCGTCGAATACATTTGCTTGCACCCGCTTACCCTTAAATTATCAACTTTTGAAATATTTACTTTGCCGCGCTTCGCCCAAAATAGCGTACCTACTTTAGCGTCATAATCCGTAACGGGTAGCGCTTGCCCGTCGCCTATGTAGTAAATCCAACCCTTATCGCCTGTAAGCTCACATAAACCGTAAATGCGGTCGAATATATTACTTACTTCTACTCGTTGGTTTAAACGGTCTATAATGGTTTTTAAAATCATGCTCCAAGTTGTTTATTAATTTGCTCGATTACTAACTGCGTATGTATGCGCAAAAATTCTTTTTCTTCTTCTTCGGTTGGTTTGAATATAATACCATAACCTCTAAAAGAAGCGTAACCCGGGTTTACTTCTCTACCGAATTGTAAGCCCTGAGCCTTTGCGTATTCTAAATCGTTAAGCATTAACGCAGCGGCTAACCCTTGTTCGAGTATCGGTTCGTTTAAAAAGTTACGACGTAAAAAGCCCGTTAACTCAAGCGGTATAGGGCGGCGCTGTTTTAGCTTTGTGTAAGCGGGTGAATAGGGCGTTTGATAATCGCCGCCACGCCGTGCGGGTAATGGTATCTTTTCGCCCGCCGTGTTGAGATTACCGCCCGAAGTTTCAAATATTCGATTGTACATTATGCGGCGTAATTCGATAGCGGCTAAATACAAAGGTTCGAAATTATCGAGCCATTGATTGTAAAGCGCCTCAGTTCGTTTTTTCGCCTCCTCGGGTGTCATGGTAACGCCGTAACGTATTTAATGTTTTTACGGCAATCGAAACAATGGTTATCGTCGGGTAATCGCATATTTTGAAGCATTGCCGTTAACTCATTATTGTATTGGTCGGCTGCAATATCGCGAGCGGTTGTTATACCGCCTAAATCCTTTGCGCCCTTGTTAACGATTACGCTTGTGTTCGCCCGTTGGTTAGGGCTAACCGTTAGCGCGTAGTTATATATTTCAACCGCCGTAGCGTATGCTAAAGCTAAACTCATTTGATTACCTATTGAACACAACCAGCCGCGACGGTCGCAACTTACCGAGTAATTCAAACTCATTCCCGTTGTGTACTTATTGTTCGAGCTACTTAACACACTTACCCCGTCCGTTGTTAGGTTAATGCCTATTGCATCGACGAACGGGCAAATATGCGCTTCACGAACCGAACCGCCGCAATCGTAGCAACTGCCCTTTTTAGGTATGAATTTTACGGTGTTCATTGTTGATTCGTAAACAAAAGCTAAATCCAACTTGCGGCGTTTTGCTGCGAACTCCTTACCGATATAATATTCGATGCCGCCCGCCGTGTAAGTTATTGTATCAATTAGCTGAAGCGTAGTCATATCGAAAACCAAAATAGGCACGTTGGTATTACTCGAATCAATTGCGAGCGTTAAATCGCTTATAAATAGGTTTAGATAGCTTAAGGTGTTGGGGCTTATCTTTACCCGAATGCCGCCGTAATTGCCCGCTCCTAACGCAGTTTGAATGTTACTGTAATCGGTAACAACTTGTCCGACCCGTTTTGATTCTATAATAGTATCGGCTTTCATCATTGGACTAAGCCGCGTTAAAACGTCGCTGCTTAATTTTTTCCAAGCGAAGGCGCGTTTATCCTCGAACAGCTCAACGCCGTTATTATATTGGTCGGTTATTAGCTGACCTAAAAAAGTGTTATTTATACCGAGTTCGTCGATATATAAGCCCGTCGTAGGTTCTGCGACGTTGCAATCGCGTAAGCCTAAAAGTGATTCGTAGCACATAGGTACAAAGATAAAAAAAAAGAGGGGTAATAAACCCCTCTCATTCAGTTACAAGATTATCAAAACCATTTTGCGTCAATAGGTCTTCATCGGCTTGCGATAATAAACCTACCGACGCTGCTACGGGTTTACAATCTCAATACAGTTTACGTAGTTGATACCTGCGTATTTGTCGCCTGCTTCGTAAATGTCATCAGGTAATGTTACCAATTTGCCTGTGTGAGTTAATACGATTGACAAATTACCACAATCGTCCTTCATGGTTAAGTCAACAGGTAAGCCCGCAGGGGTAAAAGCAATTGTTTTGCTGTAATTGCTTCCCGCTACTGGTGTAATACCCGCGTTCCATTCTGCCATATTGAACGATAGCCATTGCATCGCGCCCGCGGTCGTTGCTAAGTTCTTTAGCTGCGAACCTTGAGCGGCTGCCAAACGTGCATCGTAAGCAAAGCCGAAACCGTTTTGCTGCGAAATCGCTAACAAGTCGATACCGAACTGCGTGCAGCAACCAGCTTGCACCGCGTTAGCGTAACGCTGCATTTCAGCGCCACCAAATACAACGGGCGCGGCAGGGTAATTAGCCATGCGTGTAGCTTGTAGGATATCAGCCAAAGCAAACTCGTTCAATGCTTGCCCGCCTGTTTGGCGTGTTGCAATGCGTAAGCAGTCGCCCGATACGGTGTAGTAACCGCTAACCTCAGTACCCCAAGTACCGATAGCTGCAACGGCTTGAGTTGCGGCGGCGCTTGCTACTTTTCTATCCATTACGTCCATTAAACGCATGATAGACTCGAGAACGTAACGGCTGTTTTCTTGGCAATGACGGGCGATAGCATCAGCCTCAATCAATTGTTCAGCAATATAGGTATCGGTCGTTTCAAGCGTGTAGGTAGTGGTTGAATCGCCATAGGTGTTGGTAGCCGTACAAGTAAGGATATTACCGCCTTCTTCTACTTCCGTTTCAGGTAAACGCTGAATCCAACGAGCCTCAACGGTCTTTAGCTTACCGCGTGCAGGTGCAACCTCTTGGCGAATTAGCTTTACGTTTTCAGGTGAGTTAAGGAATTCGAGAAAAGGCAACTGTTCGCGCTGCCCAACTTCGATAAAAAGCTCCGAAAGGCTCATTTGCACATTCGGGCATTCGGATAAAATGCGAGAAATTGACATTTTGTTTTTAGGTTTTAGAGTTTACGTTTGCACTTAACAGGCGGCAAACATTCACGCCTAAAAAAAATTTGTCATTTGAGCGCCGTAAATTTACGAAATGTTTTTTTCATTTCAAAGCATAGCGAGGGGGTTCTCCCGTGCAAGGCAATTAAACGATTTTAATCGTACTTAAAAGATTCATTGCCCGTGTACCCCTTTTTTTTATTTGAGGTTGTTAACCGCTCGTCCCTACTTTTCAATCGCGCTAACTATTTCAACAAATCCCCTCGGTATACTTGAGCCTTTAGCCCCTTGCACTTGGTCGGTGTTGCCCCCCTCGAGTTTGCAGCGCACCTACGCATACCTTAGTTTATAAGTTCTTTAACGACTGCTTTTGATTGCGATTCCTCGCCTATGCTCACGGCTGAACTGGTCGGTTCATCAGCCTGTTAGGAACAAAAAAGCCCCTAAATAGTAGGGGGACTATTTAAGGGCAGATATATCGAAACGTAATATCCAAGCTCTATACGATAGCCCCCAACTATCTGTTACAAATATACTAATTTTTTGAAAACGCAAAACATTAAATAAAAAAAGCCTACTTGTTAGGTAGGCTGGAAGGTTAGATTAAAGCTAAAACTTATATCGAATATTTATCTTGATGCCAAGAAAAGCAGTAATCGAAAACAATTGTTTCAACGCTTTCGTTTTCATATTGAAACATACCCATTGCAGTTTCAATTTCGTTTAACAAGTTAGCCGTTCCATATGCAGGGCATACAAGCGTTAACACTTTGCACTTAAATTGTGCTACGTTGTTTTCGGTTATTAGGTTTGCTGTGTTCATAGTGTGAATGTTTAATTGTTTAACTCTGCAAACATACAAACATTATTTGAATCTGCAAACTATTTCAAAGAATTATTTAAACTTTTTTTGTAAATGCTTAATTTACTGCATAAAAAAAGGACTGGAAGCGAAACCAGCCCTTTCTAATTACCCTAATAGTAATCACGTTATGAACGTTACAAAGGTATTAAGGTAAATCGATTTTACCAAAAAAAGGTTTATCGCTTACCGACCTTCTACCCTCGCAGCTCCAAAGCTGACGCGCCCACCAATTAGCCGAACCCTTAGGCGAAGGGATGCCGTTACTACGGGCGCAGTAATTGTTACCCGCGTCCGTGCCTACCTTTATTCGATAACCCGACGCGCCAAAATGCACCTCGTTCCCTTCATCGTCTACGGCTTTGTATTTCTTACCCTCGCGGTCGGATGCCGTTACGTTATAACCTTCGTATATTGGCATGGCTACTTAACAAAAAAACGAGGGTTAACGCCTTTAATCCTTTTCTCGGATTGTAACTCAAGCGGCGGTAAAATAGCCGCGCCTTGCCTGTTTAACGGCTTGCCAGCGTGAGGGTTCTTTTGAATGATACCCGCCGCCGTTGCTTCGGCAATCAGCACATCGTTAACGCCTAAAAACGCGCCCGCCTTATCTTTGGACTTTAAGCGTTCGCCCGTCTTACGGTCTTTCACAAACGCGCTGCCATCGTCCTCTAAGTCGATAATGAACTTTTCGTTAATAGCCGATTTAAAGCCCTTAATCGTGTATTCATTTACGGTCGGGTCTAACTTCAAAGCACCGAGTTCACGCTCAAATACGCTGCTTACCTTAATCGCTTTTTGTTCCTCAGCGGCTTGCGTTTTGTAGCTTTCAAACTGGGTTAACGCTTCTTGCCGCGCCTGTTCAACTTCGCTGTATTTACGCTCAAGTGTTTTGTGTTTTTTCTCCCATTCGGCTACTAACTCAGCCGCGCCGTTCGAAGATGATTTTTTCTCCCATTCCTCGCGCTGCTTTTCGTATTCTGTTTTAGCGCGTTCGGCTGCATTGCGAATTACGTCTAAGCTCTTTTGCTCTTTAAAATCTTCGTCCGTTAATGTAACACCAAACGGTTCAAATGCACGCTTTACAACGTTGGCTATCGAGCCGTTAAGTTTACCGAGCGTCGCGGCGTGTTCTTTTTGGTCTATCCAATTCGTTTGAAATTTCTCCTTTGCCGTTTCGAGGCTTTCGGCTTCGTCGAGGTTTAAGAACTTTATCAGCTCCATCGCCTCCTCGGGTTTCATTGCCATAAATTATAGGGGTTTCTATTTGTTTTAATTTCAACTCACGCGCGCCGCGTGTCATTAGGTTACTTGCCACTACGTCGGATGCGTGTATAATCTTGCCGTCTATTAGTAGTAAGTATTTCATTTAGCACAAAGATAGTTAATTTGAAATTGCAAAACAAAAAAGCCGCTTTTTAGGGCGGCTCGGTTGTTAGGCTATTTTTATATTTTAAAATTCACAAGCCATGTAAAATAAAAGCATTTCTCTTAGTTCTTCTTCAGTAGTTTCAGGGCGTTCAGTTGAAACAGTAACTGGGTAGTTTCCTGCATATACTCCATAGTCAACTATGAAATTCATATATGTTTGACCTTGTAGTTTAGAAATCAATTTTTTAGCTTGTTCTTCGCTTCCGATGTTTCCGATTTCAATAGTTGTCATTTGTGTAAGTGTTTGATTGTTTAACAGCACAAATATATAAACACTTTTTGAATCTGCAAACTATTTCAGAAAAAAAGTAAAAATATTTTCCCCTAATCAATATAACCCTCAGCCCTTGCGCGAGCCTTAACCGTTTCAGGTACTTTAGAAGCTGGCACGGGTACTAAAGTATGTCTACACTCCCAACCGCCGCGATTAACGAATATAGTTTTTTCATCGGTGTTATCTATTCTACCCGACCACGTTCCGTTTCTAATATCATTTATTCCACCGCTATTTTCACCGCGACCCCATGCTTCGATTTCGCCCCTGTGAAAAATTTGCCCTTGCCTATGTTCGCAGAACGGTCGCGTAGTTGGTATTTCGCCTCCTAAGTATTGAAACCATTGTATGCCGATTGCTTCATTAACTGCAGCCGAATAACTATTATCTGCGATAGCTTGGGCGGTGCTTGCTACCGTTCTAACATTCCTTAATAATTTGCCGTCGATTTCTTTAGTTCCTATAATCGTTTGGCTTAACGCTTTTACCGCTTGATTAAGTGGCGCTCGTGCGGCTACATTTGCCGTTAGCTGCTCTAAAAACGGCTGCGATACAACTTGTCTTAATCCACTACCAAAAAAAGAATTGATTGCGTTCTGTTGGCTTATTTGAACTAAACGCCGTTGCGCTTCGGTAGGTTCAAAACCAGCCTCAAACTTTTGCGCTATTTCAGTCGATAGGTTAACGCCTTCTTGAATTTGAGTTAGGAACTTTGAAACGGCATCCTTGTATTCGCCACCCGCTAAAACCTTATTTAGTTCGTCGGCTATTAAACCTATGCGGTTTATATTGGCATCCGTTTGAGTTATGTTACCATCGCTATCAACGTCCATATCGCGAAGCAACGGCTCAACGGTTCGCCACGCGTCGAGCTGCGCACGTTCCGCGCTCGTTGCCATATCCTTCGGTATCTGTTCAAATAACCGAATCTTTTTTTTAATCAGTTCGTCAAGCGATGCCATTCAATAAATCGCGCTGGGCGGTTTGTATTGGGTCTAATTGCTCGCGCACCTTTGAGGCTGCAATGTTACGAAGCGCAATAACTTGGTCCTGTTGCGGTAAATCGGTAAATCTCGCTGCGCCCTCTGTTGGGATATAGTTACGGATTAACTCCATTACTAACTGAGGTGCGCTAAAGTGTAACACATCCTGCCATTTTTCTACCGTACCATTCGCAACACGCGCCGCAATATCGGCGCTACTCATTAACAGAAGTTCGTCGGCGTTTATAATCAAATCGTAAACCGCGCTCGTTTCTTCGTCGGTATAGTGGATTGCTTTGATGTAATTGTAAACGTTTGAGAACGTAACCGAAGGCGGTACACCCGCCGCGATACCTTCGCCGATTACGGCTAAATAATCGCTCGGTGTGCTTACATCGAAGGTCGTAGGATAAACCAACGTAACACCCCCGAATAAGTCGCCGTAACGCATCTTACCAGTCGTTACCAATATAAACTCATACAAGCTAAATAACTGGTCTGAAATAGGCTTTAAAAAAGCGTATAAGCTACGCATCTTATTTAGACTACCCGTAGCCGTTACACCTTCGCCAACGCCTGCCAAACTATCGCTCGTTGGTAGGTGTAAAATAGCGCGGGCTTTTTTCATTTGGTTATCTATTTCAACTCGCAAAAAGTTAAGCGTATCCATAGGCGGCGAAACGAACTTTAAATATTCGCCACTTATACCGCTATCACCTTCACTTACTGAGGTCTTAGGCTTAATTAAAAGCATACCCGTAGGGCTAAAACGCGACTTCAAACCGCCACCGCTACACGACGGGCAAGTACGATAACCGCCGTTAATAGGGTCGAATAATTGCCCGTCTACGCACTTATTACCTTCGCGGTCAATAAAGTCGCAAACCTCGCCTAACGCAACCATAAAAGGAAACGCGCTTGTCGCTTTGCTTATTTGTAAATAGCTTTCATCTAATACCACTTGGTCTAAGAAAGGTACGGCGGTAATAAACGGGGATTGAAACGCTATTTCGTCATTAATGAGCTGAGGCGTACCCATTAGCTTATGACATGGAACGTACCCTAAATTATGCTGAAAGTAAAGCACGGGTTCGCTAAATTCCATATCGGCTTTCTTACCCGTTTGGTAAATCTTCCAAATGTTTGTATCGTCGTAAAGCTCTAAAACGATACCGCTTTTTTCCATCTTAGAACCGCTTTTAACGTTGCTGTAATCGTCGGTAATAACAAGATAGTATTCGCCGAAACTTTGCCCTACAATCGACTTGCAGGAATAGTAATGAGGCATCGGCTTTAATAGGTCGTTGCTTATTACTTCGCTGTCGTTGTTTTCATCGGTTACCGTTTCTACGTCTTCGGGTTCAACCGCGATAATGCCGTTAGGGTCTACAAGTTTTAAAGTCGGTAGCATCGTTTTAACGAACGCCTCAACGCTACCAAATTTCTTTATTTCCTCGTTAACGAACCGCTGAAAACTATCTTCGCCAAAACGTTCGTCTAACTCAGGGTAGTATTTAATACTCCAATTTTGGTCGGCAAACGCACGGCTTACCGTTGCTTTAAAATCCTCGAATACGCTTAATGTTGTCGGCTTATAATTAGCCTTAATGTATTGAGCTTGTTGGTCGGTTTGGTTCGGGGCGCGCACACTAAGCAAATGTTCGGGGTAAATATCTGGGCGCGTATGCGGCAAAATACTATCGTACATCTTAGCCGCGTAGTTATACCCGTCCCAGTACTCGGGGTACTGGCTTACGCCTTGCCGCTGTTTTGTTATTGGGTTTAACGGCGAAGTGCGATTCGCTTCGCTCCAGCCCTTAAACTTAGCCGCAAAACGGTTTACTACCTTGTCGATTTCCTCGGGTGTTAATGCCATTATGCGACTGCTTTAGAAGTTGGGTTAACGATAACGTGCGAACCGCACGACTTTGAACGGCAAAAGTTTAGTGCTTTCATAATTAGTATTTTTGAAGTATTGTTAATCCGTGCCCTTCAGGCGTGTTTAGCGTTACAGCTTTATACTTGTACTGCGTTGCGTATTTAATCAACTCCGAAACGTCATCAATTTTAATGCTGTCATGGTAAACAATAACGCCGCCCCTTGCTACTAAATTCTCAACCATTTTAAACTCTTTTAAAATATGATTCCAAGTATGATTACCATCAACAAAAATAAAGTCGAAATGCGCTTTTGGTAGTTTGGTTAATTCGTTTAAAGAATCACCTAAAATAAAATCAATTGCTTTGCCGCCTTGCTGCATTGCCTTTTCGGCTTCTGCGTTTCTATAATCTCCAATATCGATTCCTAAATATTGCCCCGCATTTGGTAGCGCGTTAATTATTTCGATAGAGGTTTCGCCTTTAAAGACTCCAATTTCAAGAGCTGTGCGATACTTCGACATTTTAATTAAAGAACCTATAAATTTGCTCACTTCAGACTCCGAGCTAAATTCGGTTGGCGGCAATTCTTTTATTTTTTCGGGTAATGGCTCAAGCCCGTAAATTTCGATAGGCTTTTCGGCTTTGGCTGCGACTACCTTTTTACTTTTTATTTCCCGCATATTTGTTGGTAGTTATTCGGTTTATGAAGTGAATGTGTTGCTTGCCACTTTCGGCAAACCATTTTTTTAAAAGTCTATCGAGCCACTCAACATAAAACAGGGGCGTAAATCCTTGCCCGCCGTAATATGATTGTAAATAGAATCGCTCTGTTATTTGCTCAAACGATAAACGGCGCTGCATTGCAAAATGGATATAACCGTTTTCGCTCCCGTCGGTATGCCCTACGCTAATAATCGCGGGGTCTATTCCTAATTTAGCCATCGCGATATTCATGTAAAGTTCGTCGGGTTGCCCGCCGCCCCACTTCATGCGCAGCTTATTAACTGGCAAAGGATTATTATAATAAAGCTCTTTAGCGGTGTCGTATAAACGTTTAGAGGCTTCGCCCTTGTGTATATATTGAATCGAACTATTAATCGCTGGTAATACAGCCGTATCGCTTAATTCGAAATGCTGCCATATATCGTCTGCCCACGCCCATTGCATTGACGGTATTGCACGCCCTTGCTGTATGGTATGGTATCCGACCGTGTGGCTTATGTAGTGTTTACCCGCGTTGATTAATTCGTTAACCATAGGCTCTAAATCCTTTAGCGCTACGGCATCAACATCGAGGTAAATGTTATGTTCAAAGGGTAGGTAATTGTAAAGATTAATTTTCAATTTGGCGGGGTCTAACTTGCCGCCCGTTGTTAGGTGTTCGGGGTTAATCTTATTTATTGAATCAACGTAATCCGCAACCCCGTGAGCGTAGCCGTTTGTCTTATCTATGTCGTCAACAAAAAGAGCAATGTTAATCGCGCTATTGAATCGCTTAATAGAAAACGCTAAGTTATAAGCCGCGCCGTAATAGTGCGGTTTACCAAACGCAAAAAGCACAACCCCGACATTTAACGGGGCGTGCTTCTGTTGGTTTGACAAATTAGCTGAAGATTCCAACTGGTGCATTATACTGAGTTGGGATATCTTTATCGCGCCATGAGAAAGTTACTTCGTAGCGCTGCAATTCGTTATTCTGCTCAGGCAAAATAAAGTTAGCGCTTGTTGTAATTCCAACAGGCGGGTCGATAAAAATAATCTTACCGCTATCACACATATACGCCATAATCCAACCTACGCGGCGGTTGTTTACATCGTTCCAAAAGAGGTTATTCTCATCTGTTACGTTGGCATCGTATAGCGTGGCGGTGCGGTCTTCATTAATACGAATCGGCGTACCGCAGCCGATAGGAGAATCTACCGTTACAGGCGAACCAGCAGGCAGAGCGAAACGAATGTCTTCAATCAAACGGGCTTCACCACTCGCTAACAACGTTGCAATTTCTGTCGCATCCGACGGGTCGGCTACGGTTACATTGCAAGCGCCAACGATTACCGCTGAAACACCGCCGAGCTTATACTCGTTACAGTCCACCAAATTATGTTCGAGTAGCGATACATCGCAATAGGAAACGCATCCCATAATTTAAAAGGTGTTTATTGTTTCGGCTTCGGTTTGATAGGTCGTAAGCCTGACACCTAAAATGGATTGCTCAAATGTTACACAAATTTACAAAATTATTCTTGATATAAGTTAATCACATCTTGCGTAATTAAACGCTCGCTATCCTGCGTTAAAATAAACGGCTCAGAATCGTTATCTAATATCGAAGGTAGGCAATTAGCATCCACGCCAACACAAACCGTTTTACGCACCTTATCGCGCTTATTATACAAGTCGATAGTTAGCGCGCCTAAATCGTCGGCATTATCGTATTCAATAGTCGGGAACTCGTTATCGGCTGGAAACACCGTGTCGCCGTTTATGTAGCAATTATCGAAGTAGAAAACAATCGAAAGAAAGTCTAAAACGTATTCGGGCAAGCGCCCAAAATAATAACTCAGTTTCTTTTTACGGTCTACATAACTCGCCTGCCAACGTCCCGAAGCGTATCTAAACAAATCGGTATCGGTATCGTATTGCGGTTGGAAGCGTCGCCCCTCTAATCGAATACCCGCCAAAAATGAAGTACCATAAAACGCTAACCCGAATTGGTTTTCGCCGTTGCACCCTTCAATCTTAAAAAACCTACAATCGTCCGAATAGTCGCCCACTTGTATGAGGTCGCTATACTTATCGTATTTAGCCCAGTTCTTATCGGCTCGCACGGTTATTCTGCTAATATTTATATCCCCATCGAGCGAAGCACCGAACTGAGAACCTAATAAACTAACTGCGCCGCTTTGAGTTACTGTGATTGTAAAGCTATACGTTCCCGCCGCACTTATTCCGCTCCCATAAATAATGCCATCAACTTGAAAGCGAAGTCGTGCATTACTAATTGAATCGACTTGAATTTCGATATAGTAATCGGTTTCCTCGCATAACTCAGTAATTGAAACAAGCTCGGCGGCATTGCCTAAAGCGGTTAAATTAATACTTGCTTGCCCGTTTCCTACCGTCCAATTATCCGTGCCTATTGTTGGTACTGAAGTCCAACCAACTGGAATACGCGGCGCGCTATTAAAGTAGGGGTTGTATATAAAATATTGCCCGCAAGTATTCGTACAATAGTCGGCAATCGCTAATCGATAGCAGCCCGCGTCAATATCGTAATCGGCTAAATTAATTGCAGCGGTTAAATATTGTTGGCTCGTTGTAATTACAGGGTCTAACACCTCAACGACCGAAAGCGTTTGCGAATCAACTAAGCCCGCAAATAAAGCGCCGTTAGGAATAGGTACTACGCTATCGATTGCAAACGTCCCCTCGAATAATGGCGCGCCGCCTGCAAATACAATCGCAATTAAATTGTTTGTTAGGTTTGAGGTCTTAAGGTGTATAGTGTGCGTTCCTTGCGTTGTAATCGATTGAAAACCCCCGAAGCCTATACCAACATTCAACACGCCTATAATGTCCGTTACGGTTATCGTAACTAAGAAATCTTGCACCACATCGAAACGGGTGTAGTTAGCAATATAGCCGCCGCTACCCGTGCTGGTTATTTCAGAACCGAGCTTTGTCCAATTGGGTATTATTACTTCCGAATCAAACTCAGCAAATCCACATTGCCCCGCTTCGAGCTGCCAAAATAATTGGTCGTTAAAGTCGGCAAGTTGCGCAAAGGTGCTATTACATCCCTCGCATTGCTGAGGTAAAACGCTGTTAAATAATATCGGTTGGTTCGGTATCGAAGTGTAACTCATGGAAGTAGTTTGTTAGAACGTAGCTCGAATTGTGCGCCCTTGCGCATTACTGATTCTATTTGAATGTTTTTAATGTAGGTCGGGGTAACCGCGAGGCTATCCTCTTTGCGTCCTAATAAAATAGGCTTAGACGTTTCGCTTGTTATCGCGTTTATTTCTGCCATGCTTAGCGGGCGTTTAAACTTGTATAGGTACGCTTGCACGTCGTTAATATCGACGGGCTGTAAATCGGGGCTTTGAAAGTTTGTGCCTTCGCCTTCAAAAAACGAAAGCACGTTTATTTGTATTGTTTCGATTTGAGGTCCAACGCTCGAAGCTCCTGTAATATCGGCTACTACTAAATCGCCCTCATTACAATAAAACGTAGCCGTAGCGGTTGTAAGCAACGCAACCCCACCGCTCACGGGTGTACCTTGCACTTCTTGCTGCACATTGCCCAAACCGTCTAAACGTTTTATTAACCCTATCAAAGTTCTGTTGCCTACACTTGGCAAAGAAACTAAAGAAAGGTTAAAAGTATAAATACCTGAGAACGGCACGCGATACCTTCGAACGTTAAAATTATTTCCCGCGTCTATAATCTCATTATTAAACGGTATAAAGTCGCCGCTATCTTCGCTATATGAGGTTGACGTTGTATTTATAATATTCCACGAAGGTAACGTAGGGGCGTTTATTACACGCGCTAAAAACGGCGTTAACAACGGGTCGCCTTGATTAAAGAACCCTTGCAAAGAATTAGGAAAGCCATTTAACCAATTACTCGAAACGCCCTCATTTGAAAAGTTCAGGTTGTAAAAAGGAATCGTTAGCCCCGTTAGATTATAAACCCGCGCACTAAATGAATTAGGCGCGAAACGGCTGCGGTAATCGCTTTGAATTATTATAGGACTTAATTCGTAGGCTTCGCTATTGTAACGTAAAATATCTTCGATAACGTTATGGTCGAACACTACGTCGCTCGTTTTTAAGTTTAATACGTTCGAAGTATTGCATTCACCAACGAAGCCAAAAGATTCATCACGAAAGCCCTGAAATACTGGCTGCGGAAATAAACAAAAGCCGTCGCCCCCGTTACACTCATTCGGGAATAAATAAGGCGAAGAACCAAAGTTAACCGAAGCGTATAGCCGCGATACATCGAACTTCATTTCTATATCGGGCTGGTCGTAAAGATTAACTGAGGCTGTTGATTGTTGGAAATAGCTAACGGGTTCAATGCGCAATAAGGGTCGCCCGTTCGCTTGCCTTTCGAAACCTATCCCGAGGTTTAACTTTTGTTTTAAAGTTAAATACAATTGCTCAAACGTAGCCGACATTTCAATATCGGTGCGCGTGCGTAATACATTGCCTTGCGTATATACTGGTATGTCGTTTGTCGGGTCGGTATAATCAAAAAGGTCTGAGGCAAAATCTACCAGCCCGTCGCTCATGCAGTTTACTAAATGCGCGAACACATCGTAAACACCGTAGCCATAAGTAAAGTTAGGATACCAAGTTCCCATCGCAGGGTCGAATATATCAAGCCTTCTAATAGTTGGCGGCGTTATTGGTGTACCGTTCTTTGAGGTTGTTAAGCGTAGCGAAAACGGTATCGACTTATTATTGTTAATCTTTGTGCTGAAAGTTTCGTCGTAAACCTTTGTTTTAACCTGACACCTATCGAGCAAAAAGTTAGACTCGGTTGCTATTATATACCCGTCAACTAAACGCTCCCAAATGCCATTAGATTCGCAAAGGTATTGCACCTCAACCCGAACGAGTTCGCAATAGCCCGAAGTTTCGAGTTTATTGTAAAGGTAGCCGAACACATCCCCGCCAAACGTTAGCTCATTATCGAAAGAAACTATTCGCGCTCCGATTGTTTCGTCTTCGTTTATTGTGATGCCAAAATCTTCGGGGTTTAATGGTTGCCCCCTATCGAGGCTATCGATTAAAAATCTTAATTCAGATGCCATGCGTACCGCGAATCGTTACCGTTAATGTTTATCACCGTGTTATTACGCTTTAGGTCGCGCCTCATGCCTTTAATTTCTTTCTCCATGCCTTTACTGTTTAATGAAGCATTGACGTTAATAGCGCGCTCCTTTTTGCCTATGTAGTAATTTAAAGCAGGGCGTACATACCTTTCATCTATTAAACGCTTAAACGCCGCGCTCGAAGTGTTTAAAGCATCGAGTTCGGAACGGTGGCGCGTTACTGCATTGCGGTTAACTACAAACTCACCGCGCTCGGCTTCGATTATAGTACCGCCCGCGTCGTGGCTTCGACCACCTACGATACCCCCTTTCTTAAACTTGGGTAACGGTTGGGCTAATATGGCAGCGATTTGAGTAGCACCAATTACACCAGCCGCAACTTGAAAAGGAATAGCCGCAGGATAACCGAGCTGCGCACCCGTTTTAGTTATCGAGGCTGCGGTATCAATTACCGCCTTAAACACGTTTAACGCCCTTTCGGATTTAGCTTGCTTTGTCTTTTCAGCTGCTATTTGTCGGCTTGTTCGCAAGCGTAAAGCATCGAGTTTACGTTGCTTATCGGCTTCGCTTTCTAAGCTCTTATTAATTGCTTCCTGTTCTAATGTTGCTGCGTTATTAATTTCATCAATACGAGCCTGTGATTGCGCGCCCTGTAATTCTACAATAGCGCCTAAAGTATTTGCAACTGCATCCGCAACCTCGAAAGCGTAATCGATTGTTTGCTGGTTTGTTTTCTTACGTTCTTCGCGTATCGCGTTTTGCGTTTCTGTTTCGAGTAATAATATAGCGCTCGCGCGTTCCTTTTCGTCTTTTATGCTGTTGGTTATTTGTAGCTTTTGAGCGTTGGCTTGTTCTTCGATTAATTGAATGCGGCGCTCTAACGTGCTACCCTCGGCGGCTTCTAATTGCTTAAGGGTATTTATACGCGTGTTTATTTCGCTTTGCGCTTGCGCGGCTTTTAAAGCGGCTATTTGCTCGGTATATTTCTTTTCGATTTCGTAAGTTAATAGCCCCGCTTCTTCGGCGGCGGCTATCTCGATTGCCTTTTGCTTTTCTAAACTTTCGATGCGTAACTGAAAGCTCGCGTCATCGGCAACCGCTACGGCTGCAAGTTCCTCTTGCAAATCGGCTTCACGTGATGCGGCGATTGAATCGTTAGCTTTTTGTTGGTTTTTAATTCGCCTATCGAGTAGCTCTTTTTGTTCCTTCTCTAAATCTTCAGCAGCTTTCTTTTCGGCATCGGCTCGTTTCTTTGCTTCCTCTTTTGCTTTCTCTGTTGCCTCTTGAGCCGCCTCAATCTTAATTACTTTTAAATTATTTTCCGCGTCTTTAATTTGCTGGTTAGCTTCGAACGCAATATCAACAGCCTTTTGCTTTTCTTCAGCATCCAACTTAACAATCTCACTTGATTTGTTTTGATAATCTTTTAAGATTGCTTTATTTGCCGCAATTACAGCCTGTTCTCTTTGTAATTCTAAAGCCGTTGTCGAACGCCCTGCGGCTTCTTCAATTTTTATTTGCCTCTCAATAGCTTTTACAGTAGCATCGGATGAGGCTTTTTGCTTTTTAGCTCCAGCCTCAAATGCGCTACCAGCTCGCTCCGCGTCATCGGATGCGCCTACCCAATCCTTAATAGTATCAACTACGCCGCCGATTGCATTACTAACGTCCTTAAAAAACGGTATTGAATTTTCTAAAGCTCTTTTAACTTTATCAAAGTTTGAAATCAAAGCAACTAACCCGAGGGCTAAAGCGCCAACGCCCGTAGCTAACAATGCGATTCTAAATATTTTTAACGCTCCCGTTGATTGACCAACCGCTAACCCGTAAGCCCTTTGCGCTATCGCTGCGATTCCCGTCTTTTGCGCCGTTTGGTCAATTAATATTAAACGCGCTTGCTCAATACCTGAAGTAATCGCTGTAATCGCTTGCAACTTAACGAGCGTCTTTTGTAGTTCCTCGTTTTCATCTCCGAACAATGCCGCCGCACCTTCGACTACTTGAAATGCGTTCCCGACTAACTCAATGTTTTGCACTACCGTACCAAAGCCCCTCGAGCGTTCAACGAACGAATCGACTTGCTTATCGGTTTCAACTATCGCACGTTTAACGTTAGCAACCTCGCGAACCAAGTCCTTGAACTCTTGCGTATTTGATTGCCCTGCTAAAGCTAAATCGTATAGCTTATCTTCAAGCTCGCCTATTCGACCCGTTGCGGCATCGGTTGACTTAGCGTATAAATCAACAGCCCTATCGGCTGCAATAATAGCCGACTTGTATTCGCCGACCGCCTTCGCAATATCTTTGAACTCGTCTGTGTTGCGCTGCCCTGCGACCGATAATTCGCGTAGCCTATCTTCGTACTTAGCAACGTCTTGAGCCGATTGAACTAATATTTTATTAGTCTTTTTTACTTCCTCGTCGAAATCTTTTAAGCTATCGGTGGTATTATCCGTTGCGTTATCAAACTTTTTTAAAGCGTCTGTGTTTAGCCTTAACCCTGTTGTAAGACCAGCAAACTGCGTATTGAGGTTTTTAACCGCCCCTGATAACTGTTGGTTAGCAAAAGCGTTTACAGCGGTCGCTCCTATTTTTTTAAATTCATCACTAACGCGCTTACTCGAATCCGTTGCGCTTTTAACTACATCGTCGTTAACCTTGTTTATCTTAGTTACAATTGCCTCGAGGTCGCCCGCGTCGGCTTTATATTTGATTAAGACTTCAGCCATTTTGGTGTTGCTTATAGAACACCTCAAATTTAATCAAAAAAACGTCAATATCGGACTGCATCAATTCTTTAAACTCGAGAACATTACCGCCCGCGATGTGCATCACTTGTTCCCTAAATTTGTCTTGCGCTTGCTTTGCCCGTCGTCGCGGTGAGAACTCAACGCCGCTAAGGTTTCGTGCAGCTTTTGAATTTGTACTCGGTTGTAATCCCATAATGTCGTTAACTCTTCGGGCGACATACGTAACAAGGGTTTCAGCGGCTCGATATCCAAACCTGTAAAAAAATCGTGCGACCCCTCCTCTGCCATCGCCTCAAATAGTTTTAGTTTCGATTCGTGAATATCGGGGTTTATAATAGCGGGGTTTTCGTCCGAACGTATTACCCACGTCGCGGCAATGTTTAGCAATAGGTCGCGGTGAATAACTGTGTTTTGCCTTTCACGAATAACGTGTATGTAGGTAGCAACTAAAGCGGCGTTGCGTGGGTTCGTTAAGCCAGCGCCTAAAGCCTTTTCCATTTCGGTTAGTATTGCTTCCATCTCAGAACCCGAAAGCCCGCTACTTAAGCGCTCGAGCAAACTCATACTCATAGCAAAGCGTTCAAGCGGTAACGATGTTTCTTTTGGGAATCGGTAATAGCTAAAGCCGTCTTTATTGAATAACTGAACTAAGTTGTATTTAGGTAATTCGGGATTCGCCTTATTGCGCGAAAATATTAATCGCAGTCGCGCGCCTAATTTGCTGAATGATGTGGTCGATGTCATTTTTTACTTTTATGATATTGCCGCTACGCAATTGAATTATGCAATCTTCGGTTTCTCCGCTAAACACATGGCTTATATCGTTTACGTTTATTAGCACCTCAACGAACCCAATATCGCGCTCGCTTAGTTCGCGAAGGGTATCATCCTCGGTATCGAGCGACTCGGTCAGGAACGCTTGGCAGAGGATGAACCCAGTCATTTTTATATCCAATAGTCGTGTGGGCATTCAGCATCTTTAACCCGCGTTTTAGCGGGTAGGAAACAACCGCACGCCGTACAAAGGTTTAACGCCTTATTGCGGTGTTGGCATAAGTTACAAATAGGCGTTCGCGTTTCACTTAGCGCGTTAGCTTCCTTATTCGATGTTACCCAAAGATACCAGCCGTGAATTATTGATTTTATCCGTTGCATTCTACGCACTCCATTAAGTTAATTACTTCGGGTTCTTCGCTTATTATTTCAATATTCGCCACGCTAAAGCTAATACAATCGTATTCGACTTCGCAAATCGTAAACTTGTTGCAGCCTACTAACTCGAGCGTGTAGCCTTGCCCGTTATCTATCTTCGCGCCCGTAATGGTTAGCAGCCCGTCAATATCGGATTCGGCGTTAAACGCTTGCAGCTTATTCGTTGCGTTGTGCTTTAGCGTTATGGTGTAGCTTGTTTCGGGTTCTACAAATCCGAATGCTATACCGCCGTTACAGTAAGCTACTTGAATGCCTGAATCGAAGCAAGGTGAACAAACGCTCATAGGTATCGTTTAAGTATTGCGTTTACAAAGTAACGAAAACAATCTAAAAAGTCGGCACGCTCCGTAATGTTTTTTCGGTTGCTCTTTATTATTTGCCCGTCCGCGTTACATTGTACTTGCTTCGCGTCGAAAACGAACCCCTTGCAGTTTTTACTATTAACGCGTATATCGAGTTTCTTTAGAGCCGTGTTGCAATCAATACGGCTGTTAACGTGGCGCGGGTTCGCTGGTATAATTATTTGATTATCGGCTAACTTAAGTCGGCGTTTAATCTGAATGTATGCGCTCGAGTTATCGCGTTCCTGTATTGTACCGCCTTTGCCCATTGCGTCGCCTGTAATGCGTATTAAGCCCGTTGGTATGTTCAATGCTTCGACCGCATCGCAGAACGCGTCTATCGAGCCTCGCTCTATCTTTATTTCATCGACTACGGTAGCCGAGCTGCCAACGTTTTGAATAACCAAAGCGCATAACGGGTTAATGTTGAAATCGACGCTTATAAACGTCGGTAAGTGCGCGTTATGTGTTGCACTATCGTCGATGTGCTTTTCGTCGCTCCAAGCGTATAAGAACGGGTTAGCAACGTCGTCTAATACATCCCAATCGCCCTCGACGAATCGAGCGTATTGAATAGGTGGTAATTCTTTTAACGCATCTAAGTATTCGGGCGCTATGTGCGGGTTATCGGTTATTCGGCTCGGTATGTAAGCCCACCGTTCGGGTAATGTGTTTTCTCGGTAACGGTTGTATATAATCGACTTAACCCAGTTTTGAGCAGGGTTGCACGTTGCGAGGCAAACGATAGGAGGTTTACCGTGCGCTTTATTCCAACTGCCGATTCGTTCCTGAACTTTATAAAACGTTACCTCCTGTAATTCGTTTACTTCATCCAAGCCCGCGCCGTTAATCTCTAACCCTCGAAAGCGATTTAGGTCTTTATCGTCGTCAAACGATTCTGCCATAAACATAAGCTCCGAACCGTTTGTAAAAGTTATAACGTTTGTTTCGCGATTCCAGTTCTTAACGTAGTTACTTACCCCGTCCATCATTATTGAGGCAAAGCTCGGGAACGTGGTGCGCTTTAAGTCGGGTAAGCTCTTACGAATAACCGCCCAACGGCTGCGCGGGTAGTTTAAACAAAGCGAAGTTAGAGTTAATAGAAGCCAATACGTTTTACCGCCGCGAATCTTTGCCCCCACACTTTCGAGCGGGGGCGGTTATCGTATAGCGCCCCCGAAGACAATAACTCTTTTGTCCCCGTTGGTCGCCATGTCGAAGGCTGTGGTTTGTGTTTCAGTTAATGTAAAATTCATTCGGCTGGTTTGCTCGGTTCGGTGCGAATAATAACCAACGGCTCAGTGGTTGTTATGGTGTTATCAATGCTTTGCTTTGGCTTACCATAAGCGCGGTCTAACAATAACTCCGCAGCCCTTACGTCGCCTTTAGCGGCGCGTGCGCGGATTGCTTTCAATATCGCTTCGCCTGCTGTTACGCCGTCCTTTTCCTCGCCTAATACATCGGCTAATAGCTTATCAAGTTCGGGCAGCTTACGCGGTCGCCCGTTAGGGTTTCCCGTTTGCCCTTTCTTAAATTTATGTGGCTCTATGTTCTCAGGCTTTGGCATCGCTGTTTTTTCGCTGTAAATACGGATGCCCATTGCGCTTAATAGTA